GCAGTAGCTTGTATTTTTGCAGCAACCTTTGCGTCAGTCTTGCTTGTTGTAACACCAGCGTTGATTGCTGCTTTTGCCGTATCTTCTACAGCAGCAGCAGTAGCAGCCTCTGGAGTAATAGGCGCAACTGGAGGTTTACGAATGTCAACTCCACGCAGCTTCTTTACTATCTCACCAATAATCTCACCACGACCACCAGCAAGCTGTACACCTTCTTCCATTGGCGTTGGAGTAGCACCGCTTTCTAAAGCCGTTTCTACCACTGGAACAGATGCCAATTGCTCACGCTGCTTCTGATCAACCATGTCTTGGTTCATCTCATCAAGCCTAAGATCAAGTTGTTGGATTGCCATTATTTTGCTTCCTTAACCAATGACTTGGCTTTCTTAACAACGCCTTTACCAATTTCCACTGCTGCTTGTCCACCTGGTAAAACATCTACTGCGCCAGCAATAGTAGAAATTCCAGCGTTTACAAAATCACCACGCTTTGCAAACTCAAGTCCTTTTTGCATTTCTAATGCGCCTTCTTCAACATACATTGGAAGCATCGTTGTTCCAACAGCTACGCCAATGCCAGGAAGCATAGCCAAAGCGTCTACAAGTCCTAGATTAAGAGGTAAATTACTACTAGGGCCACCAAGGAAAGATTCAGCATTTTGACGAGCTTTATAACGATCTACACCAAGGCTTTCAAGAACCGATTGAAGCTTATGAGCAGCTTGCTGTCTCATTGTTGGGTCATATGACTTTATCTCATCTTGGTAATAACCAGAATAAGCAGACGTAGGTAGCTTATTAGAACCAACCTCTGCAAGCTGGATAGCCCCAGTATCTTGCGCTGGTGCTTGTTCCACAATAGGTTCAGGGGCTGGGTAGTACACACTATCCCAGTCTTTGCGGAGTTCTCGTTCTAGACTCATAAGTTATCCTGATAGTCTTTTTTAGCTTTATTTAACATCTTCACTTCATCACTTGATAAGCCTTGAACTTTTGAAAAGTCAATTTGATCCAGTGGTAAATTTGGTTTAGCTTTTTTAGTTTTCTCAAAAAGGTTATCTACTTTTCTTTCTGCTTCTGCTCTTTTTGCTTGTCTATCAGTAACAAATTTATCAGTTGAATAACTTTCTATAGCAGCTTTAGAAGCTTCAGGTGGAGTCTGATACCTTAGGACTCCAGTAGTAGGATCTTTTATTTGCGTTTGCAACTGAGCTTCAAAGCGTGTTTGTAAGTCTTGTGCTTTTTTAATCTTGTCAGCCGATGGATTCATTGTGATACCAATTAATCCAGCTTCATTGTTAAGAGCTTCTTTAGACTTGCGGTAGCTCTCATCTACTGTTGATCTAGCAAGTGACTCGTATTGAGAACGACTTAGTTTTCCCAAATACGGAGTTAGCTGATCCAGTCTTGTAATAGATCCACGTTTAATTTGCTCATATAAACTTACTTCTAGCACTGGGTTTGGAGCAGCCTCTTTTGGCTTCATAAGCTCTTTTGCAGTAGTCAAATTCATTTGATCAGTAAGAACCAACTCTGTGATAATTTCTTTTTGGCGATTTAGAGATAGGTTTGGCTTTAATAATTCAATAGTCAATACATTGCCTTTGACTCTATTTTGTTCTTTTGTCTCAGCAAGGTCAGCATCATTTAACGACTTAAAATCGCTAACCGCTTTCATATGCTCTGTTCTTATGCTGTTTTTTGTATCTTTATCAAGCGTGTTATAGATGCCTGTAAACTCACCAAGATCTCCACTCATCAGCTTTCGTGAAGCAACACCAACAGTTGGAGCAAAAACTGGATCAGAAAGCTTTTCCAAGATAGCACCAACTTTAGCTTTACTTACAACCTTGTAAGCCTCAATAGCAAACTTGTTGCCACCAGCCAAAAGAATGCTAGATTTGTTTGTAAATGGCTGGATTACATTCTGCAATACAGACTCAAGCTCATCAGGTGGCATACCAATTGCCGTATAAGCCTTGATAACATTTTCGATCACTGGCTTAATGTTTATTAATCCTTGTTCTTGTTCTGCTGAATAAAAAAGCTCACGATTCTTTTGGTCAACTTTTAATGCTGATGCATAAGCAGTGTGACCAAGAGTAGCCATGGACGCACGATACTTAATAGATGTCTCAGGATCAAGCGCAGTCAATACACTCACTGTGCCATCAATGTCATCACGCAAATCTCTTTTTAGCTTTTCGGGGTCTACTTCTCCACCCGATTCAATCTGAATCAAACGCTCAGACAACCTGTTTTGAAAAGCAACTTGTAGCTCATTGCCTAAAATACTAGCAGATGCTTTGTTGTAAGCCTCAGTAAATATGGTTCCTGCACCCTCTACTTTTGGCATTACGCCAGTAGTCTTTGCAATTGCAAGCTGTTCTTTAGATGGAGGTAAATCTATTGCGTATTTCAACCCAGCTTTTTGTGCAGCAGTAGCAGCCTGATCGTTAAAAAACGAAGTCATTTTGTCAAGCTGATTGGTTAGATCTGAATAGCCTTGAATTTGCGCTTGTTGCAGCGCAGTAGATAGCCGTGGTAGATCAGCGTATTGAACGCCTGAGTTTTCGTAACGAGGTAAATCAGCCATTATCCAGTTCCTGAAGGGGTACTAGTTTTACTAAACATCATGTATGACGATCCAGCTCTTCCAACAGCTTTAAATAATGCCATACGATCTGTTGTTTCAGCAGCAGAGTATAGAGATTGAGACTGAGCCAAACCACCAGCAAGAGCCATATCAGCATTTTCTTTAGTGATCTCTATTTCTTTACCAGCACGGACAGCGTTCATTTGATCGACTGTCATAGCACTTCCAGTCAATGGATCTACGCCACCAGCTACAGCCCTAGCTCGAATAGTTCCAGCTAAACGCTGTTGACGCTCAAATATCTGATTAGCTTGTAAGTTGTAATTCAAAGCGTTTTGGCGACCTTGCAACTGAGCTTGTTGTCCTTCCATGCGATATTTTGCAGCTTGTGCATCGCTCTCCTGAAATGACGATACTACACTAGCTGCTGCAAAAATATACGGTATTGCTGCTGCCATTATGTTCCTCCGTACACTGAAAGCTTATATTCCAACCCTAACAGGGTTAGCTTCAAAGGCAAATTTTGACTAATGGTAATTGCTGCATCATCAGAGTAACCAGAGATACCACCAACTGTTTTAGTACCTGTAAATTCAGGCATCCCATTATCCAAGATGTCTACTGTATCTAGTGTCCTAATTGGTACAAGATTGTCATTAACCAGCAAATGCTGAGTCTGATACAAGATTGCGTTAACTTCAATGATGCGCTTGACAAAGCCAATACGCACACCTACAGCCATACGAGGCTCTACAGGTAGCGTCTTAATCGTAGTATTAAATGGCAAACCAACTTCATAGCTGGTAGCACTTGCTCTATCCATCGTGATAGATCCACCACCACTTACAACTTCATCAGATAGAACACTTCCATCAGCAATTACATTCAATGTTTTACCAATGTGAGGCAAGCTAGAAATTGTTGTAGCAACACCTCCAGTAAAGTTGCAATCTGTAAATGTAGTGGTATCAAAGATCTCTACATAATACTTATCAACACTGTTAAATGTGCGTTTTACAACAACATAGATGTCTTCAATGTCAACGCCTATGTCTTTAAATAATCCATCAGTAGTTAACCTACTTGGTGCTACCACATTCTGTTGGCGAAGAATAGAGTAGTTGGCAATTGTTCCATCGCCATTCAACATAAGCAACGCATCAGTTTCATCTGTGCTTGTTGCCTTACGCAAAGCTAACTCAATAGGATCATTAATCAGATGGCTTGATAGCAAGCTGATTGATGTACTTACATAAGATAGCGTAGTGTCGCTGTACAAAAACTCATTAAGGGCTTTGCCCTGGCGCTGTACATAGATCGTTCCTGATTGCAATGTCTGTACACGCATACCCTCACGAGATCCATTACGGCTAACAGTCTTTACAAAGAAGTTAGTTGGTGTGATTGGATCAAGACCTGACTGTGGAACATAGAACTCACCACCAGTTGTGAACACCTGCAAGTCACGACCACTGATGATGTCAGTAATAATGTTTAAGCTGTTGGTATCTAGCGTAGCTTCTACCGCATCATCGTCATAGGCTTGGTCAGGATTGAAGTCAAAGAACTGTGATACTTTGCTTCCCCATAGTGTAGATGGTCGTGTCTTGCTACCGCCAAAGTACAAGCGACCCTCATGGAAAGTACAAGTACGAGGCCATCCTTTAGTCGAAGACCATACATTTTCATAGCCTGACTCATATTCCCATGAGCCTGTTGCAATTGCTGATGTATTGAAAAATGGGATCTCAGTTACAGCACTAACTACAGTTGTACTTGTAAACTCAACAATCCTTGCACGACCTTGCGTTGTTCCATTGACATACTGACCAACACTTCCTGATGTAAAAACACCTGAAGAAGCTGTCAAGGTAATAGAACCTGACGTTGCGCTTGGTGTTATTGATCCAGCAGGATTAGTCAAACTTAATGTAAATGCGTACTTAGGAATGCCAATAAACGAAATGTTACTTGCAGTCCATGTGGCATTAGATCCACCACGAACAATCTTAATTGGATTGATTTCTTTGTGCGTAATGATCAATGTGTCAGCAGATTGTGTCCAACACATTGTTGACAAGATGGAACTTGTAATCGTAGAAACAGCAAGGTAGGGATTGCCACTACCGTTAATGTTTGTGATAAGAACTTTGTTTTCAAAGATATACATACGCTGATTTACAAAAATCAACATATAGCTTTCATCTACAGAAAACTCAAATGCTACTGAACGAGTACCACTAGCTGGAGTTGCTGCGCTAGGGATTTCCATAAGGTACTTCAAACCACCACGGCGGCGTACACCACCTTGGGGCTGGACAACAACATTAGTCAGTGTCTCAGCGCCATTCTTGTATTGGTCAAGGTCAACCCTAGCTCTTAGCAACGGATCAATTTCACCGCTACTAAAGTTGGTTTGCATTGCAACAATACGAGTCATTAGTATCTCACTGCAATTAAGCTAAAGTCTTCAAACGCTTGTGTTGTATTGCCTTGACCATCAATGACCATAGCTGTGCGGAAGTAGCCACCACGGTTGTTCTCACCAGGAGAGCCAACTGCTACTTGTTGCCAGTATTGAGTCTTAGTTACTTGGTCTGTAATTGGGTCTGCCAAATGCCATACCATCATGTACTTTAGCAATTGCACGAAGTACGCTGGCATTTGAGACTCTGTTGGCAAAAACTGGTAATCAACTACTACTTGCTCTTGGTTTGTCAAAAGCTTATCGCCTTGGATAACCCAGTCAGTAAAAGTTCCAGCACCTATTGCCGTGCTGTTAAATGCTCGTCTGATAACGCCAAGACGGTCAGACGGTAATTGGTATTCGTACTTGTATTGATTGACAGGCGTATTAATCGTCTGTGCCAACACAACTTTTTTGAAGCTAAAAGACCATGGATAGGACTGAAGCGTTGAACTCTTTATACCAGGATACAGACGATCACAAGTATTGGATGCTGTAGTTCCCTCGTTAAAAGACGAGATTGACTTAGCGCCTAGCATAAGCAAGGCATCAGAGCAAATACGAATGTCGGTATCACCAGCAGCCATTTGTCACCTCAAATGTGTGAAAGGCCAGTCCCCGAATACTCAGTGACTGGCCTATTCGTTTGATACTGTGATTAATCAGTATCAGTTGCAGTAACGGTCACACCATCAGTGATGTCAACTACGCCAGAAGCGTTGCTGACCACATAAGCTGTGGACATTACAGGAGTACCACCAGTTGCGCTGTAGCAGAAAACGATGTCACCGACTTTCAACACTGAAGAAACAGCGTTGAAGTAGCCAGAAACACGGATCACTGTTTGAGCATCAGTGGAAGCATAGCTATAAATAGCTGGGGCGTTGCCAGATTTAGACTGACCGCCAACGGTGTTAAAACCTGTTGCTGAAAATGCCATGATGTATTCTCCTTATTCGGTGCAAGTGATTGCAACAATACCACCAGCATCGATAGCGGTAGCACCAGCACTGAACATCGAAGACACCAAATAAGAAGTTTTCTCAGGGATGTAATTGATCTCAGAACGGATTGCCATGCTTTCAGCCATGCCGACAGCCATTTTGTGGTAGGCGTACACAACACGAGTTGAACCTGAACCACCACCAGTTAAACCGCCTTCAGTGCGATCACCGATTGTGATGAAGTTAAAGCCCATGAAGCTAGTAATATCACCCTGCACCAAAGCCTTAACGCTGTTGAAGTCGCTGCTGGTAACAGCAGTTTCAGACAACAAGCTAGACAATTGTGAAGCATGAATCACGATGTAACGATCTTCTGCTGGTACGTTAGACGTATTAAGCAAACGAGCCGCTTCACGCAACTTAGCCATGTTCATGTTGGTAGCAGAGCCACCGATGCTGGTAGCAACAGTCAAGCTAGTGCTAGACGCTGCAAGTGCATCAATGATCATCTGATCAGAACGGCGACCAATTGCCTTACCAACAACTTGAACGAGTTCTTGACGCTCATCAAAGTTTACTTTGGCTTGGTTGAAAATATCGCTGTATTCAGCAGCAATGTAGTCGGTCAGTGTGACTGTGGCCTGAGAGTAGGTCACATTCAAAGGAGTTACATCAGTCTGAGGGACTCGGACTTGTGCAACACCAGCACCAATTTTAGGGAACTTGTGGGTAGACGCAGTAACACCAGTGCGAAGACGGACAGAGTTACGCAAGACAGCATCAGCTTGATACGCTTGTTTAACTTCCGTATCGAACAGGGTTACAAAGGCGTTAGAAATGCTAACTGACATTTGTTTCTCCTAGAGAACGGTTGATAAAAAAATATCGCCGCTGGTTATCCAGAAGATTCTGGGCCGTGACTTGTACGTTACCCCCGCACCAGGGAGCAGACTACTGCTGTCATGGGCCTTTCGGTTGTCCACGGCTGGATTATAGTCATTATTTCTATTTGTCAAGTGTTTTTAATAGAAATTGCCCTTTTTTTTGTTACAAGGGCCACACATTGGCTGTAAATTGGTTATCTCTAGAGCTAAATCAGGGAAAAACTTCCTTGGTTTTATGTGATCAATGTTGATTGGGTAAGCTTTACTGTTGTCTCTACCGCATTTAACACAGACAAATCCATAGATTTCCAGTGCTTTAAGTCTTAATTCTTTCCATTCTTTTGACTGTAAAAAGCCATCAGAAGACTTTCTAAGATTCAAAGCAACTTCATTGTTAGACAAGTTAGACATCTTTAATTTAAGAGAAAGCCTTCTAGATCTAGCTTCTAACTGCTTAACCTGATACTTCATACAGATGCCCTTTGGTGAATGTTTGAGCAAAGCACAGCCTTACCGTGGTAAAAACCAAAGTTCGCTTATGCCTCGATGTATGCCCTTTGGAGCCATGTCATCGCATCGCACTGAACAGACTTACAGCCATTTCTGACCTACCACCTGGCTCTATTCTTAGCCCACCATCCCCGCTTTGGCTTGCCGTGTAACAGGGTTATTTAACAAGCAACCACTGACGTTCCGCATTGCTTGCGAGTCAGAAAAGCAAAAACCCCTTGGTTCTAACTTTCCACATTGCGGCGTGTTCCTAAAAAGGAATAGAAAGCTAGAGC